ATTGGCGACGAAGCCGGAGGTCCGATCAAGATTGGTCACGCGACCAATGTGAAGCAGAGGCTCTCCACGTTGCAGGTGGGCACGTGGCACCCGTTGTCGATCCTGCATACCGCAACGGTCATCTGGACAATGGCGCCCGCAGTCGAGCGAGCTGTCCAAGATCAGTTTGAGGGCCAGAGAGTTCGGGGTGAATGGTTCAATGTCCCGCTGTTGGTTCTCCAAAACAGCCTGGACTCTGTGGCAGCGTCCTACGCGCGGATGCGCAGTGAGGGCGACGGCTTCTCGAAGGACATCGCAATCGCTCTTTGCAAAAGTCCGGAGCGGACGATGGGCGTCCTCTCGGCCTATCGCAACCGCGCCAATGATCTGACATCCAAGGCGTTCATTGCCGCACTGAACCGGACTTTGCTGGAACAGGCTGGTCAGGCCTCGTATCTCATGTTCCAGATGGTGTTCATCGAGAACCGCGACATGACCAATCGCTTCCGCAACGATGCGTATCTCGCAAGGCAGGCTGAGGCCTCGCTGGTCAAGGCTATGGACGTCTTAACCGACATCTGGCCGACGGCAGTAGCACGCTGGCAGATGGGGCTTGACGTTTCCGCGCGAACCGCAGCATAGATTCTTCAAGGCGCAAAGGTGCGTCAACATCAGCCCCGCCTCTCATGAGCGCGGGGCTGTTTCGTATCAGTTGCCTCTGTCCGTGACTTCCTTGGTCTGCCAGATCGTTCCTGAAGCGCCGCCGACCACGCTGATCATGCGCTTGCAATCGGCATAGTTGTGATAGCCCTCGCCGCTGTCGGCGATGGTTCTGCCGTTGGCTGCTTCACATCGCCAGCGATATTCGCCGCGAGTGTCTAGGTAGATGAGGAACGAAGGGAAGGGTCGAGTGGCCATAGCGGCCTCCTGTGCTGTTGACGCTCACAGGTTGCGCCTGCCCAGACTGCCCTTCAACGCACGGCGATACCTGACCGGGAATATCCTGTGGATGGGGATGCCAATGGTGAGGCCTGACTACCGCAGTGCTGAGGCCCAGGCCTATCGCCACCTCTATCGCACGGCACGATGGCGCCGGATCAGGGCAAGGCAGTTACAAGCCCGCCCGCTGTGCCTGTCCTGCCAAGCCCGAGGCCGTGTCGTCGCGGCGACGGTGTGCAACCATACTGACAAGGCATCCAAGGCCACAGAAGAAGGCTTCTTCGCTGGACCGTTCAGCAGCCTCTGCGCTCCATGCCATGACGGCGGTGAGCAGAAGGCAGAGAGCGCCGGCTACACGGCCGAGGCTGATGACGATGGATGGCCGATCGACCCACGCCACCCGGCCAACCGGCCTCGGTGACCGCCAGGGGGGATGTCTGAAAGTCTGTGGGTCTTGGCCTTGTAGACCGGCGGGGTCCCACAAAACGCGACGCCGCGAAACTCAAAGGTTTTTCCCATGGGCCGACCTCGCAAGTCTCCGGAGGAACGCAGGCTGGACGGAAACCCCGGTAAACGGGCCATTCCGGTTGATATTTTCGTGCCCGAGGGCGCGCCCTTCGTCCCTGACCATCTGCACGATGATGCGCAGGCGTGCGCCGAACACATCATCCGGTCTTTCAAGACCAAGCGTCTGTCCGCCCCCGACAGCTATGCCCTCGCCGCATTTGCCACGGCCTGGGCCTGGCACAAGGCCGCGACCCACGCGATGCAGGCTCCGGACTTCGAGCCGATTGTGCCGGGATCGAAAGGGAATCTGGCGCCTAACCCATGGTTCAAGATCCTAAACGAGCAAGCGCGGGTGATGCTGGCGTACGCCGCCAAGCTGTACCTGACGCCGGCGGATCGCGCGTCGCTCAAAGGCGCCGACGCGGAACAGCCAGTAAGCAAGTTCGCCGGTCTGCTCGGGCAGACCGTGTCATCGCCTTCGTCGAGGCATTAACGGTCCCATCGGGCGAAGGTGCCGGCGGGCCGTTCAAGCTGCGCCCCTGGCAGAAACGGTTCATCCGCGACATTTACGAGCCCCATGGACTGAACAACCGGCGCCGGGTTCGCCGCGCCATCCTCTCGATCGCACGGAAGAACGGGAAGACGGCCCTGATCGCTGCCCTGGTGCTGGTGCATCTGGTCGGGCCGGAGGCCATTCCGAACGGGGAAATCTACTCAGCGGCGAACGACCGCGAACAGGCGGCGCAGGTTTTCAAGGTCGCCAAGCAGATGGTGGACGCGGACCCTGAGCTGGCGGCAATCGTCAAGCCGACGGCATCGACGAAGACCCTGGCCTGCTACGGCAACGGCAGCATCTATCGTGCAATCTCGGCCGAGGCTGGCACGAAGCACGGCCTGAATCCGTCGCTGGTCATCTTCGACGAGCTGGCCCAGGCCAAGAACCGCGAGCTTTACGACGTCCTGGACACCTCCATGGGCGCCCGCGAAGAGCCGCTGTTCATCACCATTTCGACCCAGTCGAACGATCCCGAACACATCCTGTCGAAACTGATTGACGACGGGTTGAGCGACGCGGACGACACGACTGTCTGCCACCTGTACGCAGCCGAAGAAGACTGCGACCTGCTGAACGAGAAAGAGTGGAAGGCGGCCAACCCCGCCCTAGGCGACTTCCGATCCTACGATGAACTGGCCGTTTTGGCGCGCAAGGCGAAGCGCATGCCGGCCGAAGAACCGAAGTTCAGGAACCTGTATCTCAATCAGCGTGTCGCGCCCCACTCGACCCTGATCGCCGCAGCCGATTGGAAGGCCCGCAAAGGCGACGCTGCGTTGGTCCCCGGCGAGCGCATCTACCTGGCGCTGGACCTTTCGGCCAAGACCGACCTGACCGCCCTTGTGGCGGTGAGCGTGGAGGATGGCTCTCGGGTTCAGGCGTGGTTCTGGAAGCCGGCGGATCTGATCGAGGATCACGAGCGTCGCGACCGGTTCAAATATGCCGAGGCCGTCAAGAACGGCTGGATCGAAGCGGTGCCCGGCCGGGCGATCCACCCGCGGGCCGTCGCCAACAAGATCGCTGAGTTGTTCAACGAGTTCGAAGTCGTCGGCCTAGCCTATGACCGGTGGCAGATTGACCACCTTCTCCGCGAGTTCGATGGCGTCGGTTTGCAGGCGCACAAGGACGGTGACGACGGCGATGGGCTACGGCTGGTCCCCTGGGGTCAGGGCTTCAAGGACATGTCGCCTGCAATCGATGCACTGGAGACTGCCGTGCTGCATGACGAACTGACGCATCCCGGCAACCCGGTCCTGACGTGGAACATGGCCAACGCCGTGGCCACGATGGACCCGGCCGGCGGTCGCAAGTTGGACAAGATGAAGGCCCGGTTCCGGATCGACGGCGCCGTGGCGCTGGCGATGGCCCTGGGGCTGAAGGCCCGGGAGCGTGCTGACACAGGGCCGAATATTGACGACTGGCTGGCGAGTCTGGCCGCATGAACTGGAAAGATATTCTGCCCTGGCGCCGTAGCCATGTGACTGCAGCGCAGGACAGGGACAACTTTGTAACCAACCGCATCACGGTCGCCGACTACGAAGACGGGCATGCTGTCGGGACGCACGGAGTGCTTGGCCTGACGGCGGCCTGGGCCTGCATCAACCTGATCGCGGGTACGGGGGCTTCGTTGCCGCTGGGGGTGTTCCGAACCACAGCTGACGGCATCCGTTTGCCAGCCAAAGACCATCCACTCTATCGGATTTTGCACGACAGCCCGAACGCAGACCAGACGGCGCTGGACTTCTGGGAGTTCATGTTCGCGGCGGTAGAGCTTCGCGGCAACGCGTTTGCCGAGATCGTTCGGAATGGCCAAGGCCAGATCGTCGCGCTCACCCCGATCATGTGCGACGGGGTCGGCGTTCGGCGGCTAGATAGCGGTGATCTCGAATACACCTGGACAGACGCTGGCGCGGCCCGGCGAGCGACGCAGGCCGGCATTTTTCATATCAGAGGTTTCGGCGGCGGCCCGCTGGGCGGAGCATCGACGCTCTCGGTCTGCCGTGCAGCATTCAGTTCGGCCAGCGTCGTCGAGCGGGCGGCAGCGACCACCTTTTCGAATGGCGCTCGCCCGTCGGGCATCCTTTCGACAGACGCCCAGCTGAGCGCCGACCAGCGCAAGGAAGCAGAGCGGC